GGATGTTTCTGTCACTGTGGTGGATCACCGTGGCACAGGTGATGACCGCGTTTGTTTGCGGCTGGAGGGTAACGTGGGGCCAGTTGGGGCACCAAGATTCAGTACTCCGAACAAGGGTAGTGTTGGCACGGCTGTTATGGCCAAGGTGTTCACCCCCGACCGGCGCTGGATGGCCCTTGTCGGTACCATTCAGGGCGTGTACGCCAATGCCGTGGCGTATAACGTTTCCACTGCAGCTGGGTATTGTAGGGCTGCCTTTTTCGATCGTGGCGGAGCTATTTGTGCAGGGCATTTCTTCCCCGGTGGTATGGCCGGGGTGGGTAATTTCCCCGGGGGACACTTTGAGTCTGGAGTAGTTCCAAAGGTTTGGGAGACGGCCTACACCGTTCCTGATTTGGTTCCTCAAGGGGGTAAGGTTGAGATGCGTGGACCGTTTCAGAGGGTTGAGAAGTTCAAGTTGCAGCGGTTGAGGACTGACTTGGATTTCAAGCATTTCAAGGCTATGTTTTATATGGCTAAGCCTAGTACGGATATGTTGCGTAATGAGCTGGAAAAGTTTTTCGAACCTTTGGGTATGGATTTTGACCGGCGTAAGCTGCGCAATGCTTTGGAGGCTGCCATCAGCATTGATAGTGATGCCGCGTTGCCGTATGTTCGCCCCACGTTTGACGTTTTTCATGGTATAGCGTTGAGCATGGATAACGAGCGTACCAATGCTGGCGCGGATTCTGTTGGTGACAACCACCATCAATTCCTGGAAAAGCTTGGGCAAGGGAACAGTCTTGAGGGATGCCGCGTGGCCGCTGAGAGGGCCATGCGCCTTTACGCGGTCCTTGTAGGGGAATTGGAACCCAGCGATGAGGATGAGACGGATCTGTTTTTGCAGCGCATCTGGTGCGTTACGGGCAAGAGGGATGGTTACAAGCTCAAGAAGTTGCAGGTTGGTCGGTCTATTCAAGCTCCGAGCTTCATGTTGAAGTTGCTCCACAAGGCGGTTTTTGAGCAGTGCGATGCTGTTTGGAGCCACCGTAATTGGATGTTTCGTACCGGAGCCAATTTGGATGACCCTGTGCCTAATGATTTGGCAGACGTCTACGAGCGTACGTTGGGTAGTCTGGGTTTGGATGAGACTGCTTTCGATCGCCGGATGCCTGCCGAGTTCATGCGGGCCTACTTCCAGGGCTACTTGCCTTGCATGTGTCCAGGTGTACCACAGCAGCTGTGTGAGTTTTTCGAGACTTGCACCGTTGATAGCCTGTTGTTGATGACCGACGGTACTATGTTCGCTAAGGAGCGCGGTAATCCTTCAGGTTATCCTAACACACTCAGACTGAACTGTATTGTGCAGCTGATGTCTTGGTTGTACGCCATGCAGTACAGGCTTGAGGAGTTGGGATTGGTCGCTGAGGTGGAGGATCTGTTGGAAGTCTTTGATCAGCATGTGTTCTTGGAGATTTGTGGTGACGACAGTCGGG